AGGATTACCGTTAACTAGTAGGTTCTTACCTGCTTTAACTTCATACTTAGCACCACGTGGTAGACGAGTAGCGTCCATAGCCATCATTGGTGCAGTAGTTAGGGCTAAGCTGTCTAAGTGAGCACGGATCTGTGCGTCAACAGCCTTCTGCATGTTGTAACCCTTCTCAGCTGTACCACGTCCCCAGAAACGACCGGGCATAGAGTCAGCTTGGTAGGCTACAATAGGACGATCCTTCATCATGTAAGGGTTAGCTTCAGCTTTAAGTAGGTGTGCATCATCTGCAATCACTACAATAGCTTCAACTAAGTCAGCATAGTCATCCATTGCTGAGTCTTCAGGGAATAAATCTACTACTTCACCTTCTTCATTCTCTAATTGCTCTAGGTATTCACGTGGAACTAGACCGTAGTAGCGAATAACACGTAGCTTACCGTCTTGATAGTTTACATCTTCTTGTGTTCTTTCAAGATCTGTGGTAGAATAGCTAGGTTGTATGTCACATTTACGGTAGATTCCGTCTTCCATGCCCTTAACAATCGTATGGAACGACATATATTCTTCTACTGCAACACCTAAAGCGTCGTCAACTGTACGTGCGTTAGGCTCAATAAGGAAGTTACGTGGGTGAATAGGGTTTAGTTCAACTAAGAACTGCTGCTTTTCTGTAACTCCGATAGCTGCTACGTTAGCACCGGGGATTGGTTGTGTAGCTGGAGCTAATACAGTCGTATCTTTAATAGTTATCTCACCAATACCTGTACCGAATAACTCACCAAGTAGGATGATATTATCTAATGATTTCTTAATCTTGCTACGCTTGAAGTCTTCGTGCATTTGTTGCTTGGTTAGTTCTACATCTGCTGGGTTGATATCTTGTTTGTCGTCAACAATATCAAAAAACTCACCACGTCCGAACACTGCTTCACTGATCTCAGCTTGTTTAGCTTCAATAGCTTGTTGCAATGCAGGAGTAACAATACGTGATCTTTCTGATTCACGCATCTTATCTTCAGCAGCCCAGATACCACGGAACAATCTTTCGTATTCGTCCCAATCGTCTAGGTAGTTTACATCACGATGATCTCGCCACTTATCACAGTGACCAACAACAAAGCTAACAATCTCTTTATCAGATTCTGTAACTTCGTATTCTTTATTATCTTCGTAGTTTTCTGCCATGTCTTCCTCGTTTAATAACCGGATATCCAGTCGAGTGGTTCTAAATCTTCTTGATCATCATCAGCAAAGTAACTTGTTACAGCCAACTGATCAATATAACTTAAAGCATCTAGTAAGTCGTCATGAACACCAGTAGTAGGGAACATAACAAACTCGTCCCTAAAATGATCCCAGTCTTCTTCTTCGTTTAGAATAACTTTACCGTGTTCAAAGCGTCCTTGCAAAGCCCAGATAACACGTTCAGTTTTCTTCTTGTTTCCGTGCGTCAAGTCTTCAATATGAGCATACACATTGTTAGACCTCATCAGATCGCTTAAATAGGGCAACACTGCGTTTTTAAGTGATCCTCGTTCTATACCTACACCAGCAGGTTGAAACGCTTTAATGTTCTTTATAATGCGTTGGCAAGTCTCTTTGATATCCCAACGTCCATGTTCGATTTTCCGAACAAACCATTTACCATCTTCTGTGGCTTTAACAACTGCAATAGCTGTCTGGTCAAGTCTTTTCTTAGCCTGAGCATTCATCGATAAGTTCTCGAATCCTGCTAAGTCAATAGCGATGTAGTAGTTACCATCGTTAGGTTCTTCACCGAACTTCAACCATTCTTCTTTGAAGGTGTCAGTACCAGCATTATCAAAGCTTGCTTCGTATTCTTGTTTAAATGCAAATGAACTTAGAGTCTTCTTTGCACCGTCAATCTCTTTAGGATCGATGAGTGGATTGTCTTTGGTAGTGAAGTGCCAAGACTTCCATTCTTCATCGTCACCTGATTCACCTAGGTTATACATATCGTAGAACCAGTTACGTCCTTTAGGTGTACCAATAAATAAAGCTTTACCTTTTTTATCTGACAGAGCAGCACGTAGTACCTTCTCCCAAGTGTCTGCTTTAATGTCAGCTACTTCGTCCAATACTAGATACGTTAAAGAAACACCACGTAGCGTATCAGGACGGTCAGAACCACGAACATAAATCTTAGCTCCGTTGATCAGAGTAATATCCATATTGTTAACGTGGCTAGATGAGATCACCTCTCTTCCGAGTTCCATCAAGAGATCCCAGATAATCTGTCGGGCTTGCCCTTGAGTGGGTGCTACGTACATTACTGCACTACCTTGTGGACAGCGTAGACCTTCTACGAGTAGAGATACTGCAGAGAGTCTTGACTTTCCACAACGTCGTCCAGCTACAATTACTTTGAAGCGAGTGTCATCTGAGTACACCTGCTTTTGCCAAGGGAGTAGTTCGAAGTTAAGATTCATTATAGTCTACGTCCTCGTAGTTATTATCTATCACTTCAGCTTGCTCTACCTTAGCTTCACCAATACCTGTGATGTTAATCGTTACTGCATTCCTCTGACCTTTAGCATCCTTCTCAAACAGGGATGTTGGTAAGACACGATCCATACACATCTTCAATGCTGCCATCTGTCCTGCATGATTGTCATCCATAGCAATAGACACAATCTTATTAATAACCTTGTTACCTGTAGTACTCAAGAGTCTAGCCTTCATCTCTTGAATCCTAGCAGCGTCTCCTGCTGGTCTACCTACTTTACCTCTGTTGCCTAGCTTCTTAGACTCGACGAGAGCCTTAGGAGGTCTTCCTCGTCGTGGCTTGTTCTGTTCTAAGACAGGGTCTTTGATGTTGATAGACACCATGTTATCTTCTTCTTTCAATCTTTTTCCTTTGAGGAGATCTACTTTAATGTTACTACTAAAGTAACTCTAATGTTTACTTTGATGTTGCTTTAAAGTTTAACTTATATAGTTATATTATTAATATAGTTATAACTTACTAAGTTACTTCTATGCTCTATAGTAGTATTATATCATACTTTTATGGATTTGTCAAGTACTTTATGAACTTTATTTTCTTTTAAGTTTATAGTCATAGCTTTTAACTTTACAATTGTTTCTTATTGTATACATATAGACCGTTATGTGTAGTATACGATACATAGTAGACACAAGGTAGTACATTATGTGTCCACGTTCTTGGGTATAGGGAAGCTGAGTTAGAGACGTTAGTGACTACTAACATAGTAGATGTACTCTAATGTAGCCTACGGTGCACATCTTAGCCTCACGGTGTCCATCCTCCGTAAGCCTCTTTATAGCCTCATAGAGCAATTATCAATATAAAGTAATACCTCACCTAGGGTAGACTCATAAAACTCAATAGAGAGCGTTTAAAGAGCTTTTAGAGGTACTTGCTCTTTTTCCTTTTTGGGTGCTTATGAGGGATCATTAATATATACTACCACGTGCACCCCCTCCCCGTTCACTTTATAGTCATTGTCGATAACTTTATAGTCTTATATAAGACATAAGATATAACATATAAGACATTAGACATAAAACATAAGACATGAGAGGCATTGATGCATCCTATAACGTATCCTATCGAGTAACCTGCAACACTTAAAATCTTAATAGTTTATCTAATAACAATCTATAATTATTGTAACTGTAACGTCTTGATATCATTGAGTTAATAACCCTACAATCTACTCAAGTATTCATACCATTAATACGCGATAGAATTAAACTATTAGCATCATCAATACGATTAATAAATACAATTGGACTATTACGAAATAAAGCCGATAATGAAGGTATAGCAACAATTTATCAACGTCACATAAGGGGTTCAATATGTTTAAAGTACTATACAAATACAGCGAGAATGAAGGTTATAGAGTATCAGAGTTTGATACACTAGAAGAAGCTCAAGAAGAAGCCTTGTATCAATTGAGCGATATCGGTGCAATTGTTAAGATAGAAGAGGAATGATTATGACTAAGCAAGAATTAAAACAGTATCAAAACGTATCAATTTATGATATCCTAGGAGCATCAATTCTAGGTGCTACAATTGGAGCAGTACTCGCATTAGTATACATTGGAGGGTTTTAAAATGACAATCAAGCTATCAAAAACAAGCAAGCTAGACGGGATATTATCTTGGAGCTTGCAAGCAATTGAAACCTGCCCTGCATCGAAGGGCTTAGACGGTGAACTAGTACCTGCATGCAAAGGGTGCTATGCAACAACGGGGAATTATAATTACCCCAATGTTAAAAAACCACGTCTAGAGAATCGTGAAGATTGGAAAAGATTAGATTGGGTAGAGGATATGCTCATTAGTTTAGATTCCTCAAGGTACTTTAGATTTTTCGATAGCGGTGACATGTACGACGTACGTCTAGCTGAAAAGATTCTAGAATTATGCTCACGTGCTACTTGGTGCAAGTTTTGGATACCTACTCGCATGCATAAATTTGATAAGTTTAAAGCGGTATTGTCTAAGCTTGAGCAATTACCTAATGTCGTTATAAGATATTCTAGTGATGAGGTAGACGGCTCAAGAGTAGCAGGGAATACAACAAGCGTTATTTTTTCGGATGAGTTACAATTGCAGGGTGATGAGTTTATTTGTAGGGCTTACGAGAATGCAGGAAAATGCAACGGGTGCAGGGCTTGTTATTCTAAGGACGTTTCAGTCATTGCCTATAAAGCTCATGGGGTTAAAATGGCTAAGGTTATCAAAATTTTATCAGTAAAGGGGTAATACAATGGGAATGCTATACACAATTCAACCGGATGATTTAGAGCCAATAGAGTACACTCATTTTGATTGTTGGGAGGAGGATACTACAATGGAGGAGATTCTAGAATCGTGGGAATCTTCACTCGGTATCACTCTACCAAAAGATTCGTGGGATAGTGCTATAATGCAGTTATTGCGTAAAGGATACGACGTTTACGAGGGTGAAGAGTTTATTGAAATTTTTGAGGGGTTACATGATGAATAAATATAAAGTTATAATTGCATCAACAATATTTTACGAGGCAATTGTAGAATCAAAAAGTGCAATGGATATCGATAACGATTTTATGAACGATAAATTAGATTTTACCACGTGGAGGGAAATCGATTTAGATTCTAGCGTTGAATCAATTAGATTAGTAGAGGGTGAATAATGACTAAGAATTTTGAACTGTCACCACGTGAACGTGTTATTATTTTCCTAGCATTACTAGCACGTGAACGTGAAATTATGATAAGTATTACCGATGCGAGAAAATACGGGCTTGCTCACTTAGATAAACTTGAAATAGAATTAAACGAAACTTTAGAATTACAGAAAAGAATAGGATAAAATATGCGTACATTATTTGAATACAATG